ATGGTGGATAATAGTTTTTTAATTTTATTCTTATCCAAGGCACTATCCTCAAAGTCAGCGTCATCAACATAGCGATTTAGGATTGAGAGTGTATTCTCTTCGGCATCGCTAGCGTCAAAGTCTTCTGTCTCTTGGATATTGAAGTTCTCAACGACCTTCATATCAATTGGATTGACGTTGAATAGTTTATCTAGGAACTTATCAAAGTCCTTCTGCTTGGTCTTCTTGCGAACAACAACTTTTACAATCTTACCCCGATACTCGGTAGCATTGAATAGTTGATGCTTTGTATCCTCATAATATACGATTGAGAATAGTGTGTTTGGATTGTTTACATACTCAATCTCACCCGTCTCTGTATCAAATAGAACAAAGCCACGGGCATCATTTACATCATTCCAATACATCTCGTATGGATTACCCATATAATAGATGTGACCGTCATCGGATCTTGTGTGGAAGTGACCTGATAATACTTTATCAAACTTACTAAACTCAGAAGGCTTTACTAGTCCCTTATCATCCTCAAACTTATGACCGCGATATGCCTCAAAGCCACCGAGTTCTAGGTGACCCATAGCATACTTTGCGTCACTATTAGTAATCATTTCCTTGGTTCTAGTAACATTCTCGTCACATATCCAAGGCAACATTAGGATTTTTTCACCATTTACTGTGATTTCAGTGGGATCCGAGTAGGTTTTTACGTTTGTATAGTCATTTAACAGGAGATCTGGTGAGTTGGTCTTGTTAGTTGACTTGAAATAACAGTCGTGATTACCCACAACCATATGGACGTCATAGTCTTTCATTGGTTCAAAGACTACACGCTTGGTCCACTGTAAAGAATTATACTCAATAGACTTCCTACTATCAAAGGCATCACCCAGGTGAAGAATAGTCTTTACACCACGAGCTCTTAGTGTAGGAAAGAATACTTCTGAGTAGAACTTCTCAAAATGGGCGTGTAGATAGTCAGCACCTTTACGTGCTCCATAGTGGGTGTCCGTAATAATAGCTACTAAACTCATGAGTTAAGCTTCGTTACAATGTTCTCTTTGATCGCATTATAGTCTGATCTGTATTCAGAAGTCAAGTTTGTATCAGAAGTCATTAGAGCTTCAAAGCCCTTCTTCTCAATGATCTTTGTTTTGATATCCATCTGGCGCTTCTCTCGCTGAATACGACGGAGGAATGCAAAGTTAATAATAGATGTAAAGTATGCGAATGGATTACTAGATTCTCTTGGATCAAAGTTATGAATATACTGGACACAGTTCTCAATACCGTCAGAGATCATATCCTCACGGAACATATAATTAACAAAATTAGGCTTATAACTTAACCTAGTTGCAATTTTAAGGAAGCAAGATCCGATATAGTTACTGATGAGTGGCTTACCTTTCCAATGCTTCTTACGCTCATTCTTGGGCATCTCATTGAGATCCATACCAAATTCTTTCATATAGGAAGCTTCCACCTTCCTACGCCAAATAACCATGGCTTCATGGAAGTCTCTATTGTTTACATAATGTTCTGATTTTGCTCTAGCCATAACATTATTCTAATAGTGAGAGTTGTATGCACACATTATAGCACAAAAAATAAACTTTTGGCTAATACTTGACAAGAGTCTCAAATGTGTGTACAATAGCCTTGTTGAGGTTGATAAGACACTTTAAGTACTTAAGAGGATTATAGAGTTACTTAGTTATTTTTTTCATGAGAATCCATATTATATATTTGCTCTAGTCTGATTCTATAGTCATCCACTGCCCCAATGTAACCAATTTTAGACTGCTTATTGTTATTAAGCATTTTAGGTTTAGGTTCAAGGGCAGGAGTAAAAAGTTTTTTATATTCATAAAGTATTTCACTATCAGTAATTACAGTAGTAATAATAATTTTATCAATGTTAATTTCATAGAACTCTCTATTGGAATCATCTGCAACTAGCCAATTAGTAATTTGATATGACTTATCACGGGATCTTCTTCCATTACTTTTGGAAAGTAACATTGGTTTTTTTATCAGAACCGAAGTATAATTAGAGCCCTCTACAATATCAATTAATATGCAGAGTATTTCTTCACCTGTTACTAATTTAATAGAGGCTATTTTTCCCTCATTCATAGACTTACCTCATTATTATGTTTATGATGTCATAGTTAAATTTCTCTTCATTGTAAATTTTAATTCTTTCAATGAGATGATTAAGTGTGTAATTTTTTTTACCATTTTTGGTAGTATCGTCTGCAATGTCGTATAGCATAGCTGTGGATTTATTGTTGCCTTTACGGAGAACACGACCGATACTCTGTAAGTTTCTTACTCTCGATTTAGAAGGGGATGCAAAGATCACATTATGCAAACTCTTAATGTTGATGCCTGTACTGAAAACTCCATATGATGCAATAATAATTGCATTGTCTTCCCTTTCAGTGATTTCCCTTATCTTCTCCCTTTCTTCAACATCAATACCACCATGGACAAAGAATACTTGGCGCCCCTCACTTGCCTTATTATTTATAAGGTCGTATAGAATCTTACCATGATTCTCCACCCTAGAAAATAGGATGAGAGTATTGCCTTTGAGGTCTAATGCTAGATTCCGTATGAACTTATTCCTCTTCTCATTACTAATAAGAAATTGAATTTCATCTTCATACTTATTAAAAGACTGTTCGTTATACTTTAATAAGAGAACTTTTATATCAAGCTTAGCCACATGACCAGCTTCCATTAGCTCTTTGGTTCTAATGGTATTGTAAGAAGTACCGAATAGCCCTTCTAATACCCACTTATGAGTCTTACATCCATCCAATGTGCCAGTAAATCCAAAGCGATATTTTGCATCACATAACTTGGACATAATGCTGACTAAGCTCTTTGATTTGAAGTTGTGTGCTTCGTCACCAATAACCACTGAGAACTTCTGGAAGAATGGTTTTGGTAGTTTGTAGATTGATTGCCAAGTAGTAATAGTAACTTGTTTATCGGAATTAAGCTCCTTTCCCCCATAGATCTTGTGGCACATTGTGTCCACAACAAATCCATAGTCTTCAAAGTCCTTATACATCTGCTCTACAAGAGATGTGGTAGGAACAACAATAAGGATATTCTCATCTCTCTGTGAGTAGTAAGAAACTAATGCATAAATCATCAAAGATTTGCCGGATGCTGTAGGAGATACGATAAGTTTCCTATTTGCTTTGAGTGCTGTGTAAATGCCGTGAAGTTGATAGTCTCTGGGTTTGTAGCTTGTAATTTTTTTTACCCAGTCAGCAACACCTTGAGGAGAGATACTTTCATTCTCTTCATAAGGTAATCCGTAGAACTTATTGTTCCGAAATTCATAGCTATACCCATATTGCTCACAGAAAGCCACAACACGATCTAGTAAGCCAACATAGATCTGCTTTGTTTGAGGAGAAAATAGATTTATATTACCGTCCCAGTGCCTTTTACGAAATGATGGGTGAAATTTAGCACCAGGCACTTCAAAGGTGAAAGCATCACGCAACTCATATTGAATATGTGGCTCACAATCAATTTGAAGATACACCTCGTTCTTCTTGCTGATAATCAAGTCGGTCATTTTAAAAAAAAATCAGCTAAAGTTATTTAGCTGATGTTCAGGAGGTTACAAATTGTGAAAAGTATAGTCAAGCATCATCGCATAGAGAGAATCTCTAACCTTCCAAAGATGCTCCTGCTCCTCTGGGGGTCTTGCTGGGGATCCTTCCCAATACTTAATACGATACTCAATACACTGATGCATGAGTCTGATGTCTTCAATTGTAAGATCTATTGTATAATCAGGAATATTATCCATTAGAAACCCATACCAGATTGAAATTTCAGAAAGTCAATACTATTTTTTACTTGATAGCCTCTATTGTGAATCATCTTTAGAATATCTTCCACGAAAGAAATCATCACATCATAGTAATCCATTTTAAGCTTAATTTTTGCTAGCTTATCATCGGCATTCAAATGCATAGACATTGACTCCTTATCCCTTACCTTATATGGGAATGGCTCTTCGACATATACTTCTGCTGGTGCCTTACCACTGTAATAGTTATATCTCTCTAACCTAGTTTTAGCCAGAGTATCATTACATTTTGTCCGTAGAAGTTTAATTGTTGTATATAGTGTGTAATACTTTTGATGTAGCTGTGGGATTTTAATGGATTCATCATGGAGATTATCCATATCAATCTTGGAATCAGCTTCCCACATTTCCTGGATTTTTTCGAGATTCATACTTCAATTATTTGTTATTATATTTGGGTGAGAGTTCATTTCCTTCATTATCTAATATCTGATAGTAGAGATATTTGAATGTAGCATTGGCTGTTAGGTAATTAATATCAGTATCACTAGCAGTGAATTCCAATGTTGATAATGAAGATGGGAATATGTCCCAGAACTTTATATTAGCAATAACATTATAGTTGCTATTCAATACCGATAGTGTAGCATCACTGTATTGCTGCAATAAATCTCGTTCACCAACGTCAGAAGTAGTGAAGTTTAAGAACTGCTTGCATGATTCTGGGAAACCAAGACCAGTCATCCAATTATGAATCAAGGTGTAGTTGATCATATCTTCATCAACTAGAAACTGGACAGGGAGATCACCATATTGGAGAGTGTCTCCTGGATGCATAATACTCTTTAAATAACTGGGCTGTTCTGGAGTCCCCAGTGAGATTTCTGGTATTGTTGCAGTTTGACTGAAGAAAGTTACTTTCCTAAACCTAGCAATATCAAAGGTAAAACCTACTGGACTCAAGTAATTCCTATTCTGTAATTGATTAAGATCAGACACTCGAAATAATATAAAAAGACCGTATTATATTTAGAAGCATAAAAAAGGAGCCCCTTTCGGGACCCCCTTATTACTGTGAAAGTTAACTCGTCGGAGTTTAGATCACATTAGGTTCTTGACAGCAACGCGGCGGTAGTATACGTTGGAGTTGACTGCTAGGCGACCTAGACCTTGATTAGCGCCTTCTGCGAAGGGGTTGGCGACCATGCCGTAGCGGGTCTTGAAGCCAATACGAGGCTGGAAGGTGTCCTGACCAACTGCACGAACCATCTGAAGAGGAACGTAAGGGCAGTAGAATAGACCAGCGTCATAAGGTGAAGAACCTTTGTAGCCAGCAACGTAGTACTGCTGTGAAGCAACGTTAGCGGCATAAGGGTCGATGTAGACCTTGTACTTGCCTTGTAGAACACCAGCGAATGTGTTACCGGTGTCGTCAACGTTAAGGTTAGCGTTGAGCGCAGGAGTGTAGTCAAGTACACCAGCCATGGTTAGAGCGGAAGCAACGTCTGCGGAACAAACGATAAGGTTCCCCTTTCCTCTACGAGTTTGCTGGGCAATCGCGTTAGCGTCGCGCTCGATTTGGAAGATAAGACCTTTGAACTTCTCAACTGACCAACGACCGTTGGAGTCAACGTCAAGGTCAAATGCGCCAGCTTGAGCAACGTTTGCCTGAGCACCAGGAACAGCTGTCTTGTAGATAGTACGGACAACTTCGCGGTTGATTTCCGCAAGGATTTCAGAGGAGAGGATGTTGGAAAGCTCAGCTTCTGCGTTTAGACCGTGGATAGCCTTAAGGTCTTGTGCAAGCTCCATGCTGTACTGTGCCTTTAGAGCGCGGCTCTTGGCGGTAACAGTTAGCTTCTCGATTGAGAAACCCATTTCGCGGAACTCA